GAAATTACAATAAGGGGTAGATAATGTTTAAATGGTTAAAGAATTTATTTAATAGATGTAGTGCTAATCAAACTCAGATAGATATAGTGGTTGCTCACATCAAGTATCACGGATCAATATCAACAACTGAAGCTAAAGAGGTTGGTATTAAGCATCTACGCAGCGTTATTTGTAAGATGAAAGACCGTGGATATAAGGTTAAGAATGTTGGTAAGCAAGGTAAGGTCGGAGTTTATAAGTTTTGAACTCTGTATTAACTAAAATCAGTGCGATAAAACGCAATCCAAACAACCCACGCATCTTAAAAGATGATAAGTTTGCTAAATTAACTCAATCAATTAAAGACTTCCCGCAGATGCTGGATATTAGACCGATTGTTGTTAATGATGATATGATTGTGCTGGGCGGTAATATGCGTCTTAAAGCGTGTAAGGAAGCTGGATTATCAGAAGTGCCAGTTATCAAGGTTGATGATTTAACCGAAGAACAACAACGTGAATTTATCATTAAAGATAATGTTGGCTTTGGTGAATGGGATTGGGATTTACTAGCCAATGAGTGGGATACTGATTTATTAGAGGACTGGGGTTTAGAGTTAGACTTTAACCCAGTAGATGATGACAACGCTGGTTTGACTGACGAAGATGATGTGCCAGAGGTAACAGAGAACCCAGTAAGCAAGGTGGGCGATATTTGGCTGCTTGGTGAGCATAGGGTTATGTGTGGTGATTCAACTAACGGTGGTGATGTTGCTTTATTAATGAATGGTGAAAAGGCTGATATTTGTTTTACTTCACCACCTTATAATGCTGGTTCGTTAGAGATTAGAGGAAACAAATCAACAGAAAAAAAATACAATTCTTTTGAAGATAATCAAACTTCAGAGGATTATTTTAATTTTCTTTATAAGAATCTTGTTTGTATGATGGAAGTGTCAAACGAGGTTTTTTATAACATTGGTCTTGTTCAAAATAATAAAAACACTATATTTCAAATAATTACAGAATTTGGCGATAAATTTAAAGATATTATTTATTGGAAGAAGAACACAGTCGCACCGCATATTCAAAAAGGCATTGTTAATAATTTAGTTGAATTTATTATTTGTTTTGGTGATGGTAAAAGGAAATTTTTAAACCCACAATTTAGTCAAGGTTCGTATTGGAATGTAATTGAGGGTAGTAACGCTTCAAGTAATGATTATTCGGACATACATAAAGCAACATTCCCAGTGTATTTACCAGAGAATATAATTGATAATTTCTCTAATAAAAATTCAATAGTGATTGATTGTTTTCTTGGTTCTGGAACGACACTAATCGCAGCAGAGAAAAAGAACCGCAAATGTTATGGTATGGAGTTAGACGAAAAGTATTGTGATGTTATCGTTAAAAGATGGCAAGAATATACTGGCAAGAAAGCAATACACGCTGAAACTGGTGATGAATTTGTAGAGGTGGATAATGGGAAAATCTAAAGAAACTGAAGAAAGTCAAAAGACTGGCAGACCACTAGCTGAAATTGACTGGGAAAAGGTTGATGGAATGTGTGGCATAAGATGTACTGGCGAGGAAATTGCTGGTGTTATGGGTATTGGATACAGCACATTAGTCAGAGCAATGCGTCGTGAACACGATATGACTTTTGACGAGTATTACACCCTTAAATCGCAAAATGGCAGAGCATCAATAAGAAAGAAACAATATACCGTAGCTATGAATGGCAATCCGTATATGTTGAAATGGCTTGGTGTTAATTGGTTAGGTCAATCAGATAAGCAAGAAGTAGAGCATAACGTAAATACAATAAAAGGTATTAGGTTAATAAGTGATTGAAGATGAAGATGGGATTGCTGGTGTTAAAGTATTACCACATCAAAAACAATTCATTGAAAGTGCTAATCCAACTACGGGATTAATCGCTGGATTTGGTGCGGGTAAATCATACGCTGGAACGCTAAAGACAATCATTAAGAAAATGATGTATCCAAGTGTTAAGGTTGCTTATTATTTGCCTAACTATCCACTGATACGTGATATTGCTTTCGAGAAGTTTCCAGAGATGTGTAACGATTTAGGCTTACATTATCAACTCAATAAATCAGATAAAGAGTTAATAATCAAAGACTTCGGTACGATTATCTTTCGTAATATGTCAGAACCAGAGATGATTGTTGGTTATGAAGTCGGCTTTTCATTAATAGATGAGTGCGATGTAATGCCACGACATAAGATGGATAAGGCGTTCAAACAGATATTGGCTCGTAATCGTGCTAAGTTGCCAGACGGTAAACCTAACCAAGTTGATTTAGTTGGTACGCCAGAGGGTTACAGATTCGCTTATAATCTATTAGTGGCTAACAAGCCAGATAATTACCGATTGATTAAAGCATCAACGTATGATAACAAGCATCTACCACCAGATTACATTGATACATTAAAAGATACTTATGATGAGAAATTGCTTCAACAGTATTTGCTTGGTGAGTTTATTAATGTTAATGGTTCTGCCGTTTATCATCAGTTTGATCGTGATGTTCACGTTTGCGATGATAGAGATGTTGACCCAAGCCTACCGTTAATCATATCATTTGACTTTAATATCAATCCATATAACGCAATCTATTTGATTCAAGTGATAGATGGCAAGGTAACAGTTATTGATAATGCGATTATTAAAGGTAAGCCATTAGTTGATTCGCTTGATTATTTAAAGAGTAAGTTTGCTAATCTTGGTGCTGCGTTATTTAGTGCTACAATATATGGTGATGCTGCTGGAAAGGCAAGGTCGCAAGGCACGGCACAAACCAACTACGACTTGATTAAGAACGCTGGTTTCCATAAGATGAAGATTAAAACAGCAAACCCAAGAGTACAAGACCGCAATAATGCTTTCAATTCTCTATTGCGAAATGGTAACGGTGATGTTAATATAGCGATATGTTCGCGTAATCAAGAATTAATCACTGATTTAGAGCAGATGTCATACAATGATAAGGGCGAAGTTGACAAGTCCAACCAAGACTTAACTCACTCGGTAGATTCAGTGGGATATTACATAGAATATGAATGGGGACTTCACAAAACAGAGGTTCGCAACATTAGAATGAGGGTTGGATAACAATGATAATAAATAAATACCCACGCAACGATATTAGAAGCACAGTCTTTACAGCACCTACTAATAGGTTAAAGAAGTTTGCTTTAAGATATGCGATGTATAACGACAACTATAACAATCAAGTCATTAGCAAATTAGGTCAGATATACAGAGCCTTTGCTCAACTTAAACTTGATGTTCAAATCAATGACAATAACAATATTTACAAGCAAGTAATAAACGCTATTAGTAATGTTTATTCATTTGGTGTTGATCGTGAGTTTGAGAATGAAGATAACCAAGAGTTATATAACAATCTTCGTATTAATAAAGTAATGAGCCAAGCCAATAGATATGTAAACGCATTTAATGATGTGTTAATTCAAGTATCTTGGGACAGTAATAAAGAACAACCAAAGATAATGTTAAGACTGCCACACCAAACAGAGGTTGGTTACAATCAAGGTGAGGTTGAATGGGTTGCCTATTTCGTAGAAATGACTGGTAAGGACAATGATACTGAACGCTGGGCGTACTGGTCTGATACTGAACACTATTATGTTGATAAACAGAACGGTGAAGATAAGATTGTAGCGGTAGAAGATAATGAAGAAATGGTTAATCCATTTGGCGTATTACCTTTTGTCTATTTACATAATGGTTGGCGTGATGAAGATTTCTTTGATAAATACACTGGTGATGATTTAACTGGTGGTACAATTGATATGGCAGTTCATCTAACATTTTTAAACCATATTATCAAAACACAATCGTTTAAACAACTGGTTGGTAAAGGTGACAATGTGGGTGAATTGCTCGGACAAGTTCTTGATCCGTTAAGCATACTAACGCTAACTGGTCAAAACACAGAGATTAGTGTTCTTGATTTACAATCTAATTACGACCAATTACATAAGGTGGCTCAAGAGTTAGCAAACAACTTGGCTATTAGTTATGGTGTTAGTCCATCTCAATTTAGAATGACAAGCCAAGCATCATCTGGTTTCGCATTACAAATGGAAAACCTTAAACTTGATAGATTTACTCTGGAACAACAAGCAGACTTCAAGATGTATGAAAAAGAGTTGTTTACATTGATTGGTCAAGTGTCCGAATATTACGGACAAACAATCGCTGGTGAAATGACAGTTGATTTCGTTGAGCCAAACTACCCAGCATCACAATCAGACCAATTAGATATTGATATTAAAGCAATTGATTTAGGTTTGACTTCACCACACAAAGTATTGATGCGTGATAACCCAGACTTAACCGAAGAAGAAGCTCGTGTTGATGTTGATGATAATATCAATGCTCGTAATGAGATGCTTAATAAGGTTAAGACTGGTGGTTCATTGACTGATACGATGTCAGCACTTGGATTAAATGCCAACGCTTGATGCCATATATACTCAATCACAAGGCGATATAGATAAGTTCATTCGTCAGTTTGATGGTGAGATAGAAAAGATATTTGAGCGTGTTCAACGCATAGCACAAACTAATCTTGCTGGTATATCAACTAATGATGTATTACAGTATGAGTTTGTTTGGCGTGAATCATTAAAAGAAGCAGGTTATTACACATTAGTTAATGACTTGATTGATACCCAGTTTGATTCAATCTATAAAGGCACATTAGAAGCGTTTGATGCTGGTGGTTTAAAGACTGCTTTCACAGTAGAAGATGCCACAAAGATTCAGATACTTAAACAGATGAAGCGTGATTTCTTTATTAGGCTTGGTGATGATGTTGGCTTATCGGTTAAGCGTGAGTTATACAAGTATGTTATTTCAGATGCTTCGTTAGATACAATGACTGCTGGTATTGCTGAAACATTAACTGGTTCTAACCTTGCTAAGTATTCACAGACTTATGCTCGAACAGCGATTAAAGACTTCCAACAAGAGGTGATTGATTTAAGGGCAGCAGATATTGACGAGGGTGTTTGGGTTTATGTGGGCGTTAATGATGGTCGCACTAGACGATTCTGCCGAAATGTATTAAAGCGTAATAGATATTATGACGATAGTGATAAGAGTCGTATAGAAAACGACCAAGATAGGCATTATAACTGCCGTCATAGATTCTATAAAATGAGTATTGAAGAAGCGGAAGATAGTGGGTATAAAGGTAACTAAAACGCCTAATTGGGGCAAGTATCGTAAGCGTATTAAGAACGCTGATACTAAACTGTATTCAATTGCTGAAAGTATTATTGTTGGTATTATTAAACGAACCCAATCTGGTAGAGATAGAAACAAGAAAGCATTTAGAGGTTATTCAAAGGCTTATCATAAGACTGGTACAGTTAATCTAACTGAAACTGGAACTATGCTTCACGCTATTGATCGTAAGAAGATTGCTGGTGGTGTTAGATTACACTTCCCAAATAGCAATGAAAGTACAAAGGCTTTCGGTAATCAAGTAACTTATAAGCGTAAGTTCTTTGGTTTGGATAAGGCACAGAAAGAAATGTTGAAACAAAAATTAGGCAAATATATTGTAAAAACAACAAGATAGTGTTATTATTAAACTACTTTTTATAAAAAGAGGTAAACTCAAATGGCTGACGAGCAAATTACGGAACAAGTCGAAACTCCTAAGACTGAAAATGAGGTGGTTATATCACAATCTAAACTTGATAAACTAATAGACAAAGGCTTTAGCAAAGGTGCGAACCGAGCAAAGACTGAACTGGCAGA